AAATACGCTACTACTCGCCGCTTCAATCTTATTGACATCCACTTGCGCGAGGTCTGTAGTCTGGTCGATGCGTTTTTCCTCAAGGTCCAGCTTGCGCTCCTCCAGCGCCATCTCCATGCGTTCTTTATCCGTTGTGATGAGGTCGCCCGCAACCTTGCCAACACCTTCAATGATGCTCCCAATTCCAATAAGATCCATTACTTGAGTCCTTGCAGGGTACGGTTGATCCAGCCGAGTAAGAACTTGGACTGAGATCTGTCCTTGTTGCAGATCTGCGCGTATCGGCTAATCTTGGCAAGGGCGTAGGCGGGGAGGAACTTTTCCGCCGTACAGATGTTTAGCCGTTCAACGGTTTTTGGTCCGATTGCGCCGTCTGGGGTGACCCCGACGATGAGTTGGGCGAGCTTGATTGCGACACCGATTCCGGTGTTGACGCCGAAGTTGAAGATGGTTTCCGCGATAGCTTGGTTCGTAAGATCGTCACCTCGGACACGATCCCAAAAATGAGACTTATAGAATTCGCGGACCAGAGGCGTAGCTGACCCAAAGTCTTTACGGTCGATGTGTTGCCACCCTGCCCAGTCCGGGTTGGGTTTTCTTGCGATACCTGCATACGTTTGTCCTCCCCGGTCACCGGGAATGTCGGTTAGTTGGTATCCACCTTCATCGTGGATCATTTTTTCAAAAGCGGGATTGAAGTCAGCCATTTTTATCCTTCATCTTGTTGATGATCTCAAAGGCGCTCTTGACTTTTTCTTCAAGGACTGCTACCCGCAAGTCCAGCTTAGACAGCACGATGATGAGCGTCACCAGACCAAGTAGCACCGGCCACGCTTTCAGGAAAAGTTCAGCTATCTCCATTGCCGTGCATCCTTATATACTCGTCCCGCAGGAACGTCACCTTTTTGCGCCCGTTGTGTTTCTTGACTTTACCCAAAGCTGGGGGGTTGTTCAAGTATTCTGCGGCTCGCAGGATCATGTCTGGGTCGTCCTCAAAAATGCCCAACGCTGTATTACATCGCTTACACAAGATTCCACGAACGTCATCGGAGTCGTGGCAGTGGTCTACCGCAAACTTGTACTGTTTGAGCTTGAGGGGGTTGTCACATATAGCACAATTATACCCCTGAAGTTTTAGCAGGAAGTCATAATCTGACGGAGACAATCCGAACCGGTCAAGACGGTTTACGTCTGACTTGCACGCGCTACAGAGAAAATAGTCCTTACGCCCATGGACAATGAGGTCTTCTCGGAGAAACTCTCCACGGCAAACAGCGCAAGATAACATATAAAAACCCCGGTGGGTCGCACCGGGGCCGGACCTTAGTTATCGGTCTGTTCGTCTTCTTCAGTAGCTCTTTCAGCGTCTTCAATCGCATCAGCAACGTCAAAGTGCGCGTCAATCGTAGAAGAGAACATTTCTGTCAGCGTGAAACGGCCAACACCATTTTCAGCAGCAACAGCGTAAACAACAGCGAACAAAGCCTGCAATGCGTCAACCGGCTCCGAACCTTCAAGAACTTCGATGATGAGATCTTTCATAACAAACTCCTTAATTGGCGAGGCAAGAGCCACCCCAGCGGGCGGGTGGCCCCTTCCAAAATTATACGATTTGTACAAGACAGAAAAATTACTGTGCTTCTAGCTGCTGCAACGCGGTTTGATATGTGGCAACAACTTCTGGGGTCCACACTACATTGCAGATAGCAACAACTTTTTCTGGAATGCCGGTCAAGTCTTGGCCCGGAGCCACGTTTGAACGATGAAAACTTGCATTTGATGCGACACCATCTTCAATATACCGCGTAGCTTCACGGTAGTAGATAACACTATTAACGCCAATAGTAATCTCATCAACGGTTGTTTCTTTAGTAATTGCCATGATTTATCCTAATTAAACTGAATACACAATAGAAAAAGCTATATAAAAAACACTTGCTATGCCAGTAGACATTGTTACAGAAGCAGTGCCATTGTTATAAGCAGCTAGAAAAAATATATAGCCCCCTCCGGAAGAACTAAAATTTAACAGTAATTGAGTGCCAGCGGGTGATCCCGGTAATGTAAACCCAGAAGATTGCCCAATTCCAGCTCCAGAATAACCATTTTCGAAACCGCTTATTGGAAATGGCATTCCAGTTATTCCATAAAAACCACTTCCTCCGGATTGCGAAATTGTTTCAATAGCCCCCGATAAATAAACTAATCTGCCAATTTTTGTATATCGCCCATCTCGTGAACTATAAGAAACCGTTGGGGCTGAGATTGTCCTAGTAAATGCCGGAGTCCAAGTTCCTTCTTCGTAATCGTTCAGTGTGGAGTTTGTTAACGCACCGGATTTGTTAAAAATAACACCGGCGTTTGATGTTGAAAAAGTTAAGTTACCAGTGACGCTGGGACTACTTAGCGAAAGTGCCGACCAAGTACCATCACCGCGCCAATACGTAGAAGAACTCGCGCCAGTACCGCTACCAAGATTTGCTACCGGAAGGTTCCCAGTCGCCTGATTGACCGGAATACTTGTACAGTTTGTGAGAGTACCGGATTGCGGAGTGCCGAGGATTGGGGTTACAAGAGTTGGGCTAGTCGATAGGACGTTATTGCCAGAGCCTGTAACAGCCGTCGCCCCAGTACCCCCGGACCCCACCGCTAACGAACCCGCCAAAACAATAGCGCCAGTTGTTGCCGTGTTAGGCGTGAACCCAGTACTACCCGCACTAAAAGATGTGACGCCCGCAGTGCTGGACGGTGGAGTAGCCCAAGTGCCGTTGCCACACCAAAAAGTAGAGGCAGAGGCTGAAGTACCGCCATTGAGGTTAGCAACCGGCAGGTTGCCGGTTACTTGTGTAGCAAGATTGACGTTGGAAAGAGTTCCACCAAGGGTCAAATTACCTGAAGAAGTTACAGTACCAGTGAGTGTGAGTCCGTTAACCGTACCCGTACCCCCTACAGAAGTAACTGTACCGCCACCACTAGCTGCGGCCCAAGTGCCGTCGCCTCTCCAAAAAGTAGAAGAACTCGCGCTAGTACCATTATTTAGATTGCTAACTGGCAGGTTGCCGGTTACTTGAGTCGCTAAATTAACTCCAGAAAGAGATCCGCCAAGCGTTAGGCTACCTGTAGAAGTTACAGTACCAGATAACGAAATACCGTTAACGGTACCCGCACCACTAACAGAAGTGACTGTCCCACCACCACCGCCAGTAGCAGCAGCCCAAGTACCGTCGCCCCTCCAAAAAGTAGAAGAGCCTGCACCCGTACCGCCATTGAGATTAGTAACCGGCAGGTTGCCCGTTACTTGAGTAGCCAAGTTAACGCCAGAAAGAGACCCGCCGAGGGTCAAGTTACCCGTGCTTGTGACCGTACCCGACAAAGAAATGCCGTTAACCGTGCCCGTACCACCGACCGACGTAACCGTCCCACCACCCCCACCGCCAGCGTATTGAGGAATGTTTAGTGTGTTACCTACAAGAGTTGCCGCACCGCTGGTCCCCGTTGTCGTTAAGGTAAGCCCAGAAACTTTTACAAAATCAGATCCGTTCCATGCAGCTACGCACTTTTCGTTGGGGGCGATTGTGATGCCCGTAGTTGGCCCTACTCCGACTAACTTAATAGACTGCGTACCGCTGGAGTTGATGACAACGTAGGCTTTGCTTTGCGCTGGGGCCGTGATTGTCCGAGTGGTTGTTCCAGCAGCGGTCCATAAAAGAACGGCTGATCGCGCTTGGTTAGAGGCTTCTTGTGTAGTCGTTAGCGTTACATCGGTATCGGTAGAGAGCGTCGTCGTCCCAGCCACCGCCGAGTCAAGCAGCGAAGTGATCGAGTCGTTAACTGTATTACCCCACGCATTGTTAAGGGAGCCAGTTACGGGTAGAGCCAGACCAAGAAGTGGGGTTGCCATGAGTATTCCTTACGCAGCTATTTGTATCCAAGACGGAGAGTCAGTATCGTTAGTAACTTGCGTCCATCCGGGTGGGTTTGGGTTTGAGGTTACAGTAGACCAGTTTGGAGTCTGAGTGTTGCTGACTTGCCCCCACGTGGGGGTCTGTGGGTTGCTGATTGTGCCCCAGTTTGGATCTTGGGGAGTGGGTATTACAGTCCAATTGTTATACGGAAGGGTGACTTGGCCGACACGCCCAACACCTTGAATGCCATTAACTAATAATACAACAGGTTGGGGTACAACAACATTACCAATTTGTCCAGTGCCTTGCACACCGGTAACGGCAACTCCGAGTTGAGTTGTTACTGACCCAATCAACCCAGTAGCAGATACCCCATCAACATATACAACTACGGAGCTAAACAGTTGCCCAATCTGACCGACGCCTTCAACACCGGTAACTAAAACTGTAATTGGGACGACTATCTGACCAACATCACCGGTACCCTGTACCCCAGTAACAGAAGCAATAACTCCAGAAACCGCTGTTACGGTACCTACTTGCCCAGTGCCTTCTACTCCAGTAACTGTGTACGAAGACGGAATTGCTGCCGTTACTTGACCGACCGCGCCCGTACCGGAAACGCCGCTAACAACAAATAAAGTTACTACACTAACCTGACCAACAGCGCCGTTACCCTGAACGCCAGTAGCAGTTAGCCCAGAAACATAAAATGCAGTGTTCTGGAATGCGCCAGCGTCAAACGCTCCGTCCGTACCTACTAGTGCAGCAAACCCAACTTGGCCTGTACCTGATACGCCCGTCAGCGTGATCGAAACCGATACACCGGCACTAGCAGACCCAACTTGGCCTGTACCTTCAACACCGGTAATAACAAACGATGTTGCTACAACCGCCTGACCGACCGTACCGGTACCTTCAACGCCGGTAACTGTGTAGGATGAAGGGATAACCGCGTCTATCTGGCCGACTTGTCCAGTACCTTGGACCCCAGAAAGAGTTAAACCCGCAACATAGAACGCGGAGTTTAGGAATCCGCCAGCGTCAAACGCCCCATCGGTACCGACTAAAGCAACGGTTCCAATTTGACCCGTACCTGATACCCCAGTTACAGAAATGTCAACTGAAACAATAGCTTGTACTGACCCAACAGCACCGGCACCTTCAACTCCGGTAACAGCATTGTTACTTGGGAAAACAGCGGCTACTTGACCTACCGCTCCGGTACCTTCAACTCCGGTAACCGTGTAAGAAAGAGGGATAGATGCTTCTATCTGGCCGACTGACCCAGTACCTGAAACGCCTGTGACTACGAACGCAGTTGCTACAACTGCCGAGCCAATCGACCCAGTACCGGCAACTCCGGTGACCGGAATACCAAGCTCAGTATTTGTTGTTCCTATCGCCCCAGTACCGGCAACTCCGGTAACCGCGACTGTAAGGTTAAACGTAATTGTTGCAGTGCCAACAGCCCCAGTACCAGAAACTCCGGTAACTGAAACTGAAAGAGGTACAACGGTCTGACCTATAGAGCCAGTACCTTGGACCCCGGTAACTTGAACACCAAGTTCAGTAGTTGGTGTTCCTATCGCGCCCGTACCGGCAACGCCGGTGACAAAGACATCCTGATTAAAGGTAACTGCTACGGTGCCAACAGCACCGGTACCTTGGACTCCAGTAGCGGTTAAGCCCGCAACATAGAACGCAGTGGGGTCGAAGCCAGCACCATCAAACGCGCCGTTTGTATCGACCGCTTGAACTGTTCCTACGCTACCGGTGCCCTGAACCCCAGTAACTACTGCGCCAGCTTCTACCTCAAAAGCGTTTGGGTCAAACGCTAGGCTGAACGCAGCAGCCATGACTTACCCCAGCGTGAATAGTTCTGCGCTTACACCGCTTACTTCAATGACACAAGGAATTACAGGTACCCACTTCTGGGCTTCGTCATCCCAGATGTACTCATACTTGTCGTCAGGTTTTTCGGGTTTTTGGTTTTCCATTATGGTGCCTTCGGCCAAACAATTTTAAACGGATCAGCCTGTTTGGTGATGTCGCGCAACCCCTGACGGTACGTTGCCCATGCTGTTTTGTCAACCGGGGCATCAGCCACCTGAGTCCAGTCTGATTCTTTGAGCATCACGTTGCGGCGGCTGCGGATTGCGTTCCATTCCGTGTCAATTCGCGCCTGAAGTTCTTCAGCAGTCAATGGCTCTACGTTAACCAAGCAGCACATCCCGTCATGTAGATGCGGGGCAGCAGACACAAGTTTTTCAGTCTTCTGGTCATGGTCCTTCCACACCGAGATGACGTAGTAGCCCTGTTCCGCAATCCAGTCTAGCGTTGGCCCACGGTCACCAAACGATGTGTTGGGGAACCACTCTGTGTGGTCTTTGATGATGAGGTCTTGATTAGCAAGTTGCATGATTACCTCGTTGGGAACGCGGAGGTTGGTACAGTAATAGTTGTTGATGCGGGGTTATACCGAGCAATCCCGTTTGTTATACGAAAATCTTGGATGTAACCACTGAAGTCTGCGGGACCAGCGCCCGGCCACGGACCACCAATTCTAAAAGTGTCCGTGTTTCTGGTGATTAGGGTTGCGCTAGACGTTCCGGTCCATCCGCGAGTGCCATTTAAAAATAATGCCCATGAACTTCCACTTCGCACTAAAGCAACATGAGTCCAAGTGCTAGTCGAAATAGTCCCTGTAGATACTCCATTTCCGGCTGGGTCTGCATTAAAAATATTCCAAGAAGACCCGTTAGATGACGCCCAAACACCGACACGATTTGAGGTTGCCCCGCCGTAATTATATGACAAACCATAATGATAGTCCGTTGACCAGCAATATATGCTATTTCCTCCACCTATCCATGCCCAAAACTCAATTGTAAAATTGTTAGAGCCAAACTCTAAGCTTGGACTCCAAGGAACATACAAATAATCCCCAGCCCCATCAAACTTCATGCTGGTAGGCGACCACTGTTTTTGTGTGGTTGACGCTTGAGCATCTCCTACCGTGATTGCATTGTTCTGTACCGCAGCGTCGTAAATTCCTGCGTTGGTGAAGTTAAGCAGTAGACTGGTGTTAGTGATTGCAGTTAACGGAGATGTAGGAACCGTCAGCGTGGTTAGTGTTGGGTCATAGACCGCAGTGCCTTTAACAATTCGGTAGTTGCTAATGTACCCGTCAAAGTTTCCGCTTGTGGAACCTGATGGCTCTGCCGCAGAAATTGCTATTCCGGTTGTCGCCACATCTGCCGTAGCCGTGACTGAAGTTGCTGTTGCGACTCTTGTGCCGTTAACGTAAATTGATACTGTTTGATTGGACGCGCCACCTCGAACTACTGCAACGTGATACCAAGCGCCGACCACCATCCCGTGATTGCCAATAGCCGTTGGACTTGTAAAGTCTACAAGATTAAAACCAATTTGAGTTGGATTAATATAAAAATCAATACCCGTATTAGAGTTTAGTGGGCCTCCACCAATCATCCAGTAACTACCGGGATACCCAGACGCTGACGGTAATGCAGATAGATTTACCCAGCATTCAATAGTCAACGCGCCAGTACCAAAAGAAAACTGTCCGCCAGAGTTTGAAACTGTTAGATATTGCGTAGACGCTCTTATAAAGTACCCACTCCCCCCATACGCCGCAGGAGTATACGAAGCCACAGGTGAGAACGGCTGGAACGGTTGGATTTTAGCGGTTCCATTAATAGAAATTGTTTTTGCCGATGTTGCAGTGTTTGAATCAATAAATCTATTGCTATAACAAGTAAGCAATGTTTGATTTGTTGTGCTAACGCTCAATGGCGTGGTTGACGGCGTAAAACCAATTGAATATTTGGCCGTACCGCTCAAAACAGAAAGGTTTGAAATATATCCCGAATAAATATTAGTACCAGCTTGGACATACCCTATAACAAATTGATTTGTTGTTCCGTTTCTAGTTGTTAAAGTAGTTGTCCCGGAAAGAGTTTGCGCTACTCCATTTACATATAAAGATATGGCATTTGCGTTAACCGAGACTGCAATATGTGTCCACTCGCCCAACAAAATAGTTGTATTCCCCGTGCAGGTTTTACCGCCTCCCGCGTCGGTCCAGTATAATTGGAGTGTATTTGCAGATGTCGGACCAAACGAAAGATAATTCAAAAATGCTGAAGCTGCATCGCCAATAACTGCTGGAATAGAACCCACAAAAGCTGCTGTTGGAGCAATCCAACATTCGATTGTAAATGTTGAAGTTGTGGCTGTGATTGGCGTTGAGCTTGTGAGCGCCTGATTAAACCCTGAACCACTAAAATACCAACTCCAATATCCGTTGGGCCAATACGGAGTCACAGAACCCTGCGTAGCCGTTCCGTTGCGGGTAATGGTGAAGTTGTTCGTTGACGAATCTAAGAACGTGTTGTTTGTCTGTCCGTTAGTGCTCGTGGTATTCAGCAGCAACGGCACATTATCAAAAAACGGGTCAGTATCCGCCCCCGCAACCGCTCGACCTGATTTAGATGCAGCAAACATTATGTGTAATTCTGTCCGATTGTGGTGCCAAACCAGCTACTGCCGTTGGAGAAAAAGGAGAAAATATCCCGTTTACTGGCGGTGCTGGTAATTGTTGGTGCAGTAGCTGAAGGCCAAGACACAGTAGACCAAGTGACTGTGCGGCTCCCAGTCCCGTCTTGAGACAGGATGATAATGAATGACTTCCCAGCCACCGCAGTCGGCATCGTGATCGTCGCGTTACCCGTCAACGTCAGGTTCTGGACAGTACCGTTTGCCAAATCAATAGTTATCGCCGTGCTAGTGTTGGCTGTATACAGCGTCTCAACGTAGTTAGTAACCGTAGGGTTTGTAACAGATGGGGTTGTGGCTAGTACCGCACTGCCCGTTCCTGTAACCGCGATCTCTTCTGCTAGTCCCGTGCCAGTGGGGGTGACCGTTCCGCCTGACGAGTACGCCGTAAATGCAGAAGTATTAAGCGCAACCAGTCCGGTCGTACCTTCACTCGATAGCGTAAACGTCGTAGTCAGCGGCGTCGTATTAACAACGTAAGTATTGCTGTTTAGCTGGGTCATCCCCACCACGCCCGTGATGGTGACTAGCTGCCCGACAATTAGGTTGTGCGCGGCGGAGGTTGTAAACACCCCCGGATTAGCTTGGGTTACCGCAGTCAAACTCGATGTCGTTGCGCCAATAGATGACGTTCTCCCAAACAACTTAGGAGAGCCGATAGACAGCAAATGCTCCGAGTTCCAATTTGACGGCTGAACTAGAGTCGCGTCCGAACCGTCCAGCTTGCCGCTGTTAAATTGGTGTTTGAGAGAGATAGCCATTATGCAATCCGAATAATCGCCGTTGAACCTGCTGGGCTAGAACCGACTGCCGGGAACTGCACAGTAAAGTTAGCTGCGCTTGATGTCTTATCTGAACCAAAGTCCAGCACCGCAAGCACGGGTTTAACAATTGAGCTTCCGCCAATCGTAACGGTACTGTTCTTGTAAATCAACGCACCGCGAGCCGTAATCGTCGCAGTCGTCCACGTTGTATCAGAGAAGTTGATATACGCAGTCGTGTTGTTAGAAGTCCACGTTGGCCCCAATGGCGAAGGAGCAACTGAGACAGTCAACAGATTTCCACCCGCCGTATATCCCGTACCCGTAACTTCGTTAGAAGTGGTGTACGCACTGGTCGTGGAATCAAACGTAGCTGAGTTGGTGTACAGAGCGATGTAATACGCATCACCCGTACCCGCAGAGAATGAAAACACCCCGTTAAATAGTCCAACTTTGAACGAGGTAGGCATGTAGTTGCCGGTAAAAGCCATGAGAAACTCCTAAATATTAAATAACTTGCACGCGGGTCTGGCCGCTGCGGTACGCATCTTGACGATCTTTCCCTTCGCCCAACTGTTTGAGAAGAATCAACGCGTTGTCGTACATACCTTTGTAGACCGCGATCAAATCTTGCTCACCTTTCATAAACCGAATAGCCTCAACCAACGCGCCGTTGAGCAGAGCGGAATCAAAATTATCCCCAAGCCACGTAGTTCCAGCGGTTACAATTGATTCTGGATAGTAATAATAGTGCAACTCTACGTTATATTGCACGTCTGGGGTGGGGCCAAAAATAAATGTCAACTCTGTTGGCAGCGAAGACTGGGGGCCAAATATAGCGTAATGGGCTGGAGTACCGTAATCAGTCGGGTTTGGATACGCCTCACGGATAAAGTTCACATCCTTGTTTAACAAAAACGTGTATGAGCCGCCCGTGGGAAAAATCGCCATCGAGTACACAGATAAAAAATCATCTGGGCAAGATACGTACTTGTTATATTGCGTAGCCACACCGGTCACGTTTCTCCGCAAGTTAGGCAGTTGGACCGTGTTATAGATCTTCTGCTCAGCTTGCTGGATAAACATGTTCATATCTCTTGTCAGGAAAGTATTCTCCGTGATGTCAGATATGTTAGTGACCAGATCGGCGTAGTTCATGCCATTGGGCCTCGCGCCATAAGACCTTTAGTTGCAGCACCAGTTCCCCGGACTTTAATGCCAGAGGTCTTGGGTGGTGGGCACTCGCTGCTGGAAACGCCGCCGACGCTGACGCACAAGTCATCAAGGCTCATTGAGCGAGACTTTTTACCGTAACCACTGTTACTCAAGTCAACGCCTTTTTTGCCCGCCATAGTGTGCGGCTCGGCGTAAGTTGAGGCAGGTCCCACTTCTTTGCCACCACGCTTCATGCTGTAGTCACCCATCACCGCCCCCTTGCGCCGCTGCGCTGGTTCATGGCGCGAGACAAGTTTTTACCGTACTTCATACGGTCATCCGTAGTGGGGCCACCGGCCTTCATCTTTTTAGCGCCGGGGTGCATTTTCTTCTCGTGGGCACGGACTTCCGTATCCGCGATAGCTTTAACTTCTTTCTTGTCCATCGTGGACTCCTATGTCGTCGTAACCGTTACTGTACCAACTTGCCCGTACATAACCAAGACATTTGGTGTCAATCCATCATCTCTTGGGCCACCTACTGGGTTCCAGCCCCACTGAATAATCCTACTACCTTGACTTAACGAACCGTTTGCTGAAGGGCCAGACACATAATAACTAAGATCTTTACGAGGTTCCCTCAACGCTTGCGGGTCATCAATCGGGTACATACCCAACTGCAACTGCGGCTGATCGGGAGTCCAGCACTGAGGGCAGACCTTAATATTAACTAATTTTGTCTTGACTACTAGCTTCTTGAGATCCTTTAACTTGTACCGGAACCCGCACATGTCGCATTCCGCAATAGCAATCTTGCCGGAGGCGAACCGATTACCCATTAGCTGC